ACCTGCTCAACGACTATCTGCCATTGCTTACATCGAGAATACCCTCAAGTCCAGACGTAACCGGACAGACACACCTTTAGTCTTGATCATGCAGCGTCTCCACCCACAAGATCCAGCAGGCTACCTGCTTGCAGAAGAAAGGGAGCAGTGGACCACTGTCCAGATTCCTGCTTTGGATCCACTGACCGACAAGAGCATCTGGGAAGAACGCGTCAGCAGTGAATCATTAATCTTGATGAGGGAAGCCAACCCTGAGCTGTTCTGGTCCCAGTATCAGCAAGAACCATCCGAGACTGCCACTACCATTTTCAAGGCAGACTGGTGGAAGTATTATCAGGACAAGGCAGCTGTTGAGCGGAAGCTGACCATCAAGTACATCACAGCGGACACAGCCTTCAAAGCCAAGGATACAGCAGACTGGTCCGTGCTCCAGTGCTGGGGCTTCCAGGGCACGGGTGCTGCTTACCTAATGGATCAAGCTAGGGGCCGATGGGAGTTCCCCGAGTTACTGCGCCAGTCGAAGGCCTTTTGGCAAAAGCATGCTGCGACCATCCCTGGAGTGACACCAGCCACTGAGTTCTGGAGTGAGGATAAGGCTTCTGGTACCTCACTGGTCCAGACGATGCGCTCACAAGAGCAGATCCCAGTACGACCGTGGGAGCCTACCGACAAGACGTCACCAGACAAGGTGGGCAGAGCGAATCAGTGCACCCCTTCTATCTGCTCGGGCAGGGTACGGCTGCCTGATCCTGGGTTGCCGGGTAATGAATGGGTACGCGGATTCGTGAATGAGCATACCGCGTTTACTCCTGACGATTCACATTTGCATGATGATCAATGTGACGCTCAAACGATGGCGTTGCTTATTTGGCAACAGAGGGGTGGAGGCGTGGGTCCGATACCCGAATTATAGGGCTCAGGCAGCCGAGGTTGGCTTGTGTGAGCAAGGAAGTGGTAAAGGTATAGGAGACTATGTGTTTGTAATCTTGAAGGCCTTAGAAAGGGAATATGAAACATGCTTGCTGGGTAGATAACGCTGTAATCCCGATTGAGTGCGCCTGGGACGTGGATGAGGTTCATAACTGCATCTTTGCAACAGCAGGAGTCCGGAAGCATCAGTGTGAGTTCTGGCAGCCTGTACGGACCATCGAATTATGTCTGGAGTTGTTGCAGTGACCTGGTGCCCCGACTGTAATCACATGGTCCAAGTAGTCTGGCACGAGAATGAAGGCTGTGGTATCCTGAACAAGGTTCGGGTCACTGGAGCTCACTTTCATATCTACTGCCAGGCATGTGGTGGGGAATGGGTTGAGCGATGCACTAAAAATACCAGTATACAAGCCACTGTAAATAGTTTATAATTTTAGTATTACCTTTGTCTTTTTGACCGGAGAAATGATTATGCCCCAAGATACCGAAATTAATGTGACCCTTTCCAGTGGTTGTGTATACTGTGATCTGGAATGCTGCTCTCCGGAACGGCATGTAGAAAAAGAACCTATTATTGCTGAGATTACTGTTACTTTCTAAGGAGGATATATGTCAAGCAATTCTTTCCAAAACGGCCGCGCCAAAGCAGAACTGGAGCTGGCTGGGAGGTTTGGGAATTCTCTGCCTTGCTACATTAAAGAGGAAGATGGAGCCTTTTTGATTGTATCCAGAAGCGGGAAACCTGTCACCACTTCCTTTGGCACTAAAGACCAAGCAATCCAGTGGGCTCGCGATAATGGGTGTCATCTTCTTGGCCCACTATGAAAACCAGGATGCGTGGGGAACGCCCGAACGGATACCCGAATGATGTCATGGCTCCTGATGGCATACCCGAGTATGGATGGCGTAAAGTAAGGGTGAATATAAATGGCTAAGACTACAGTCAACCAGTCTCCTGGGCCTGCTTTAACTGCTGTGAAAGCAAGAGCAGTATCACGCAGCAAGATAACAAACTTGCAACCACTCGGCCAAGGACAGCAAGGACAGGGTGATAGAACATTTTCTTCTGTGCCGCTATTTTCTTCAAATCCCGAAACTTTCACGGACTACCGCGCGAGGTTTACGCAGCTGGTCGCGATGTATGTACAGAGTTGGGAAGCTCGAAAAATTGTGAATCTGGTCCCCGATGACGCCCTCCGGAAGCCCTTTATTTTAAAGGGTATTCCCGATGAATCTGCTAAGATACTCAAGAAACGTTTCGATCGCATCCAGTTAATTCCCACCTTGAAGCGGAGCCTAAAACTGGAGCGCCTGCTCGGTGGCTGTCTCACTTTCCTCGGTTTAGATGCAGAAGAGGACGACCCGAGCAAACCATATCTACCAAATAAGGAGAAAGCTCGCCTTCGTTTCATTAACAGTGTCCCAGTGAGCAGGATCAGCAGAATGTCCTGGGATACTGACCCACTTTCAGAACACTATATGCGGCCCTCAGATTACACAGTTGCAGGGCATGTGCTTCATACTTCCCGCTGTTTAGTATGGGATGGAGACCCCCTTTTCGATCCTTGTGACGCAATGCTTCAGCCATATAGGTCCAATCTCGCTGGTTTTGGCCCTTCGGTTTTAGGTTGCCTCTGGGACGATATAATCGCTGCGGCCGGATCGCGCCAAGCCGCATTTCAAATGGTGCAAATCAACGGTGCTATTATCGCCGCCGTGGAAGGTCTCCAGGACATTACCGGCACAGCACCCGGCCAGAAGAACCTCAAGAAAGTCCAGGAGCTGATTAACCAGCTGTCCGTGTTCCGAGCAGGCATCATAGAAGGCGATAAGGTCAAAGTGGACAGTCACGCCGCTCCCTTTGGCTCTGTTCCTGAATTACTCCTTATGTACTTGCAAGTCCTATCCGCTGCTTCAGACATCCCAGCTTCCAGATTCCTGGGTCAAGCACCAGGAGGTTTGTCAACGGATGATCGCGGAGGATTAGAAAATTACTATAATATGTTGGATGCCTACCAAGTCCAGCGCATCAGCCCTCAACTACTTCGTTTATGCGACGTGGTTGGATACGCCGAAATCCCCACCTGGGACCAGGAACGAGACCTCCTGGAAATTGAATGGCCACCCCTGTGGAACGAGACTGCCAAGGAGCAGGCAGAACGGGCAGGCTTGACTATTGAGAATGTCATCAAGCTGCTGGATGCCTCCCTCATGGGCGACGAGCAGGCGCTAGAGGAGATCAATGCTCGGGGTATCCTGTCGGTTACCCTGGATGCGGAGGACCTGGCGCTGTTGCAGGATGCTCGGGAGCTGGCTGGCATGGGTGGGGATGAGACAGACCCCAGTAACAAGCAACCTGTTCCGGGACAGAAAGAAGAACCAGTTGATGCCCAGAAGGAGATTCAGAAGCTCAAGAACATGCTTCCCACGTCCAATCGTAAAGCAGCCATGAGCCACCTCCTCAAACAGGGCTTTACGAACGTCGGTCCCTTGGCTGATGAATTCCTCCTCGGCATGAAAGACGAGCAAGAGCACCTCCGTGAAGTCAACCACTCCGAAGCCAAGATCGCGGAGATTGTCACCGACCACCTGAAGGATGATTCGCAGTATTATTCCAAATTGCGGAAGGCTGGGTTGATGAACCAGCGGATGCAGAACAGTACCTGGGACCAGATGAAAAAGGAGTACAAAGAAGTTGGCCTGCTCCCAAAAGGTGGGGACAACAAATATATCAAGAGAAAATGTATCAAGTGTGGGAAAACAGATGATGTAATTATCTGGGAAGGTTACGACCATTCAGCACCAATTTGTGATCATTGCTTTGCAGGGATTACAAACTCCCTCCCCCACGAACTGCCTCCACCTCATACACACATGAGTCCTCCTGCCTTATTCCAAGCTGAGGAACTTGCTGTGCATCCACCCCGCACCATGGAGACCTTCCAAGGCCTCACAGTAATGGTCGAGACCAAGAAGGGAGAAACCCGCAAGGGCATTGGTCCCGATAACAAGGTCTGGTCCACTGTGATGCCAGCCGATTACGGTGAACTAGCCTGCGCCACAGGTGTTGATGGAGATTGCGTCGATTGCTATATCGGCCCGAATCCTGACTCAAATCAAGTTTTCATGATCAGCCAACTAGAGCTTGCTGGCACATTCGACGAGCACAAAATAATCCTCGGCACCGACAGCGAAGATGAGGCAGTCAAGCTCTATTGCCAGGGCTTCAGTGACGGGAAAGGCTTCGATCGTCTTGGGAAGATTACCAGCATGGACATTAACGGCCTGAAGGAGTGGCTGGCTGGCAGCACTCACCTGGAGGAGTAATGGTCTGCATCCATAACTGCCTCGCCTGCAAGGATATGGTCAACGGCCACTGCAAATTACGAGGGGGAAGGGTTAAATGATCTGTTCCACAATAGACCACGGAGCTGAAGCAGCTCTGGTTCACGGCGTCACCCGCAGCCCTCATTGGCCGTTGGCCGAGAAACGAGCCTTGAAACTTTCACCAGTATGCGCAGCCTCCGGCATCAAGACCTGCCTCCAAGTACATCACATCTGGCCCTTTCATTTCTGTGTTCTGCTCGGCAGACCCGACCTGGAGCTGGACATCTACCGCAACACCATCAACCTCTCCGAGTCCGAAAAAGGTATGAAAGAAGTCAACTATCATCTGCTCATCGGCCATGCCCGCAACTTTCAGTCATCCAATGTCCAGGTCCGGGCTGACGTCAAGACCTTCTTTGGCATGGATACTCTCTCCATCGAGGCCAATCCTATCTTCCAGCAGCGGGTAAGCAGTAGAGAGAAACCATGGGACCAGTGGACGGATGCCGACAAGGTGGCAGGCAGAGCAGCCCTGGACACACTGTATCCGTTGGCCAATGGTATTACTCCGGAGATGGAACTAGCCACTATTATTGCAGGGCTTAAGGAGCATAGATAATGGAAGAGCAAGCCTGGTTGATTGAACTGGAAGGCCCAAAGTGGGTTGGGATTGTTAACAGAAAACCAGTATGGACTACTGACCCGAATAAAGCGCTACGCTTTGCCCGGAAAGAGGATGCTGACAGTTTTAAATCATTCTGGTGTGACACGGCAATGAGCACGGAACATCTCTGGATCTGCCCATGAAGTTGCTCATTGCCCTTGCAGCAACGATTTGGGTCATTACAATTACACTGTGGATTACCACTATTTATTGGCCGCAAAAGGAGCAACTATGAACACCAAAACAAAACTCTGCTGGCTGATTATGGGGATGGTTCTTTGCGCTGTAATGGGAATCCTGGCTGCGGCTGCTCCGAACAATACTGGCATCATCACAGTACCCGACGGTAAGGGCGGCTTCACTGCCATCCAGGGATACAGCCAGAATGGTCGCGCCCGGAAGCAGCTCTTGACAGTAGCTTCCATCACCTTCAATAATCATTCTACCATCGCCTGGGGAGTCTATGCCCCGACAGCTTGCTCCTACCGACTCATGACCTCAGCTACCAAGGTAGGGATGAAGCAGACTCTTCCTGTGGGCTCGTTGTCTGTAGTAATCAACCCGGATTCCTACTTTACCAACTTTACTGGTTGCACCTTGGCTGAGTATGGCGAGCAACCGATCAAGATGAAGTCGCAGGCAGCCTATCCTTAATGGCCCTTCTCCCCACCGACAAAGAGCTGGCCCGCGCAGCCAGACGCAAGCAACGCAGAGGCATCCCGGTGAAACCGAACAAGAGTGTCGAAGCCAGCTTGCGTTACGCGATGGGCAACCTGTGGAAACAAGTCCTTGCACCCGCAACCGAAAGTGTGAAGCAGATGATCCGCGAGGGAGCAAGCCCCGCCCAGATCGCCCAGTTCATTGAAGATACCCTCCTCCAAGCTCAAACCGGTTACGGCAGAATGGTTGATGGGATGGTGGACAAGTGGGTCATGGGCGTGGATCGAGAGGTGCAGAACGCAATACATAGGACTATGTATGCGGCGCTGGGAGTGGATCTTCTGCCGGTGTTGCAGCAGCCTCATGTAGCGGAACATCTGGCCATGACCGGGTCGCAGGCTTCCATGCTCATAAAGACTGTACCGCAGGAATATTTGGGGAAGGTGGCCAGAGCTGTCTCAGCCAATTTTCATGGAGAGGATCATCCCGAAGGGCGGAGTCTGCTGGAGGAGATCATTCACATTGGGAAGGTATCGAAGGGTCGGGCCAAGGTAATTGCCAGAGACCAAACACAAAAACTTACATCCGCACTCAACGAGGTGCGGATGACTGCAATTGGGGTAGAGACGTATAGATGGGCGACCGTCGGCGACCGCAGGGTCGTCGGTAACCCCTCAGGGCTATCTCCTATTGGGAGCAAGGCTCACAGAGATCATTTTGCTTTAAATCGGAAGCTGTGCAAATTTTCAGATTCCAGTGTCTACTCAGATGACAACGGCAAGACTTGGAAGAAGAGGCCAGCTTCATGGGCGCAAGGGAAACCCGGAGATGACATTCAGTGCCGCTGCTGGGCGGTACCGGTAATTGATCCGAAGGAAATTGTAGCCAAAGCACTTGCGAGGGCTGCTTAATGTACTGCTCCAAATACAATGCTGAAGTAGACGGATCCTGTGGTCATTGCGGTTCTCACTGTACTGCGAGGGCAAAGAAATGAAACAGTACCATATCCTGGTGGAAGATAACCTGATCATTGATTGCTGTATGTCCTGAATGATGAACCTGGCAGAACGGTACAAGGTAGCTGTGATGAGTACCGTCTCCAACTTCCAGGGTCCGTTCGAGCATTGCGGTCTGGATGGCTGTGTCTACCCAGAGCGGAATTTATTTCCGGAGTGGTAAATAAGTATATACAATCAGTAATAATGAAGTTATAATGTAAATATAAGTTTATTTTTAAAGTTGATTACTCAGGATTAAAGGAAGGCGGCTTGGCAAGGTGATGTGCTCACTGATGTCAGCCGCCTTTTCTTTTAATCCATGACCACGATTAAAGGAGAGTATAAATGAAAGCACTTCTGGTTGGTTGGTACAGTTTGATTGCCATGAT